GAGATTGAAGTCGTACATGGGAAAAAAGAGGGCGGTGCGTAGAAGGGGTCCGCGCCGCCCTTCGGAGGAGCGTTAGTCGATTTGGCTGTTGTGCGTACCGGCGTAGGTCGGAGTGCCCTGGATAGCTAGAATGCCGCCCAGAACCGGCGAATCCACGGACTCGACAGCCTTGAGGCGAACATACTTGTACCCGCTCGACAGCAATTCAGCAGCGCGAACGCTGATTAGGTACAACTGCGAGGATCCGGCAGTCGTGGTGAATCCCGAGGTCGTGGCCGCGGTCAAAGCGCCGTGAGTGTCGCCCGAGGTGATCGCGCGATACCAGAAGGCAATGGCCGAGGTGTTGCTTGGCGTAGTGTCGTCGCAGGCTTCAACCGTGATCGTCGAGGTGCCGGTGGTGCCGACACCCTTGTAGACCACAAAAAGAATTTCCTGAAATTCCGACATGTCGATTACGTCGGAATAGACGGTACCTGAAAACGCATCCGCCACCGGGTCGAGGCCCTTGACGAAATGGAGATTTTGCAGCATTTTCAACATGGTTGTTGGTTCTCCTGTGGGGTTATCGGGCCTGAAGAGTGACGTACGGCGACAGGGTGTTGCTGCCGTTCGCGGGGGTGAGCGCGGACTTCCACGCGGGGCGACCGTTGATGCGGTAGGTCCAGCGGAAGGCCATTTCGTCGTAGATGAACCGAACGTGCATGGACTGCGCCGCCTGCACGCCAGCCTTCGAGATGAGAATGTACTGCGTGGGGTCCATCAGGATGATGTCACCCAAGGTGGTCAGCGACTTGCACTGCTCGATTGGGATCACCGGGCGAGTGAACATCGTGCCGTACGGAGCAGCGGTGGCGCCACCCGGAGGCAGGTACACCGCCGAACCGCCGACGTTTTCCGAACCAGCCACGTTCTTCACGTTGACGGTCATTTGTGCGAGTTGCGGCTCCACGTCCTGGTTGATGAACCAGACCGCATTCGGACGGCTGCGAGCCCAGAGGCGAGACCACATCTTGAGGACGTTGGCATACAGCACCGTGCTTGCAGCTTGCGAGCTTTCCTTGCTGACGGTCACCAGCGCCGGAGCGTTCAGCACGCCCAGACACTTTCCAACGCCGTTGCCGTTGATGATTTCGTCGTCGAGCACGAAGGCCATTTCCTCGGCAAACGCCTGCGAAAAGACGGCTTCCAACTGGGTGGAGTCTTGCAGGTTTTCGTCGGTGGCGTAGCCCAAGCCCATGAGTTTTTCGAGCTTGATTTCCAGTCGCCCGAAGGTCGGCTTGGTAGCGGTGACGGTATCCGCTTCCGCAGCGCGGTAGACGCGAACGCCACCCCATCGGGAACCGGCAGCACGAGACGTTTCGTCAACGTACGGAGCGGAAAAGGAATTCGAGTTTGCACCGATGGGAATCTGGCGGCAGCGCTGCGCCACCATACCGGTGTCGTAAGCGCGTTTGATGAGTTCGGTGCTGTAGTCGGTGCCGACCAAGAAACCGCCATCAGCCGGAACGGCTTCACCGGCGCCGGTCGGAGCGAACTGGAATAACCGCGGATCGGTCTCCCGGTTGGGCGATCCGGCTTTGACCACGGCGGTGAGGAATTCGCCGAACGACCCCCACGGGCGGTCCTGCCGGTTGTCGTCATCCTGGGCGGGTTCCCGCTTGGCCGATTGCTCTTGAACGTTGGCCTTGGCGCGCGCTTCGAGCGCTTCCAGTGCCTTGATTTCGTTTTCCGCTTTTACGATGTCGGCATCAACCGCATCGAGCGCCTCGACTTCCGCAGGCGAGACGGGCTCTCCCTTGGTGGCCGCGAGCGTGAGTCGCTTGGTCTCGTCGTCGCGCTTCAGTTTGAGCGCGGCCAACTCGGCAAGCAGTTGCTTTTTTCGCATGCTTTACTCCTTTGGTGGATTACGCTGCGCGTCGCCGCAACAGCAAGGACAACAGAAGCGAGTTCTGCTGTCGGTTCTGCACGCTGGCCGCGCCAGCCGCTGCAAAGTGTTCGGGCTTCCGGTACAGATCGCCGGGGAGCCAAATTTCTTGGGAATCTTCGGAGGACAACAGTGTCGCGTTAGGGTCCGCGCCTACCGGTACCAGCGCCACGGCTTCCGGCGTCCAGTCAATCGCGAGCAGGCTCTGAATCTGGTCGCCTTTTTTGGTGATGTCCTTGGTCTGATTGATCGACGCTTCGACCGAGACATTGCGGATGATGCCTTGCTCGACCTTGGCCCACGTTTCCGACGTACCCGGCGTATCGGCAAAGCGCGCCGTGGCCATCAGTTTCCGGTTGTCAATCCACGCCTTCTCCAGCACGCCGACTTGGCTATCGACGGAGCGGTAATGGTCAGCGAGCAACGGGGCGTTGGCTAGGCGATTCAGGTCCACGGCCGACTTATCCATGCTCAGCGTGAGCATGAACTCTTTGCCGGTCCACCAGTCGAAGCGGTAAACGGGCGTCTCGGAGTAGACCACCATGTCGCGGACGCGAGCGCCGGCGTCTCCCTGTGCGCGGAAATCGGCTACGAATCGGGTGCGTTTCATTGGGGGGCTCCTTGCTGCTGTTGCTGGCCAACCATGTCGATGGGAACGGTCGCGCCCTGAATGAACAACTGATCGGCCGCAGGGTCGTCGTATCGGTTGAGGTTCCGCTTGCGGCGCGCTTCGTTTGGAGTCCGCACGGCGTTCTGGATTTCGGCGTTGAGGAGCGCCGCCTGTGCTGCGGAATCGCCACGCAACAGCCCGTCCATATCGAACTCGCAATAAAACCGGTTGGCCTGCCGCGGGCCGAAGCACGAAGCATTGAGCCTCTGCTCGATGCGAACCAGCCAAGGCCGCATGCGGTAAGTCCCGAACTCGATCCCCTGGTGCTCGATGTTGTTGTTCGTCGAGCGCATCAACTCAAACACGAGATGCGGCGGAACTCCGAATACTCGGCAGATATCCTCAATCCCGAACCGGCGAAGCTCGACGAGCTCCATCTGTTTGTGGTCGATCTTGAGCGGCTCCAGGCGGCCGCCGTCGTCGAACACAGGCACCTGTGACGCGCCGCGGATCCCGGTAAAGTTATCGCGGAACCACTTCACCCAGTTCTTCAAGGCTTCCTCGCCCTTCCGGTTGGGGAAGGTCGCGAACACCGGCCCCACTGCGCCCTTGCTGAAGTACTGCCGCACGTACCGCTGGGCCTCGTAGCTCAGCCCGATCGTTTCGTTGTACTGATCGATGAGGCTTTCGACCTTCCACGGCGTACAGCCGGGCCCAGGGATGAACAGCACCTCGGAATCTAGGTAGTTGACCTGCTTTCCGTCGCGAGTGCAAACAAAAACCCTGATTCCTGTTTGCGCGTCCTTTCGGATCTGCACGTCGCACCAATCGATCGGATCAAACGCAATGACGTTGTCGCTGGAATCGGTCACTAGGCGCGACAGCGCGGCGCCGTACACCAAAATCTGTCGCATGGTCCACTCGATCCACTCGAACGACGTCTGGTAATCGTTCGCTTGGTTATGGAGCACGTAATAGAGCGGCTGGTCTCGCGCGATTTCCCGGCCTTCATCTGCGGTGCGCCGATAAACATGCAACGGGAGCGATGCGGGCGTTTCCGAGAGGATACGGATACATGCGCCCACCGCAGCGACCTTTACAGCGTCGGAAGCGGACAATCGAGAGCCGGAGGGGATGTCGTAGTACCAGAAATCAGACGTGGGCCCGCTGTCGGCCTGTAGCGTCGTCACCGGCATGTCGGCGATTCCCAGGGAAATCAGGCTCACCAGCACACCTCCATCGAGACCGGTCCAGAATCTGCCATCTCGGCCAACATGCCGCGCCCCATGGCGGTCACCAACGCCGCGAATCCGTCAATGCGGTAGGAATCCTTGGCGAGGTCCGGTTTCTTCGGCGCGATGTTTCCGTTCGGATCCGTGCGCGCGACGACGTTGTTGGCCATCCAATTGAGAACTTCGTTGTTGCCGTGGCGCAACTTGCCTTCGAGAAGCTTGCGGTGAATGTGCTTCATGGGCGCGCTCAGGTGCGTCACGGTCTGCGGAACCTTCTCGCAGCGGTATCCCTTGCCGGTTAACCGGTTTACAAGGTCGGTCGCGTTCCAGGGGTCGTAGCCGACTTCCTG